CTGCAGGCTCAAAAACCCAGCGGCAGCCGTGGCGTGGTAGACCGCCGGGTGGAACCACTTACCACGCCCTTCCATGCCTGGGTGTGAGTTGCGCAAAGCTTGGGAATAAGCGACCTCAACGCTGGGCAGGCCCAGCCCTTCCGGAGCAAAACACCAGCTGACGAACACACCCGGAGCGGGCACGAATGCCGACTTGCTGGCGCTGACCATGCGCATACCGTGGCGCAACTGATCCATTGAGGTGATCCCGGAGCGCATGAACTCGGCCAACCACTCGAGCTTCGAGGCATCCATGATTTTCTGGTTGGGCCATGACTGCCGCCACGCGCCGCACGCCCCTTGCAGCCGGAGAAACAGCTCATCGATAACCTGTTGCGTTGCCGGGTCAATCTCGACCGGGACGGCTGGCGCTGGGCAATAGGCTGGATCGGTTGTCCGGTTCTGGACCAGATAACCAGCTCGAACAGGGCCGCTCACAGGATCACCCCCTTGGAGGCCCAGCCGCCGGTTGCTTCGGCACCTTCCTCCGAATCTGGTAGGTTCCCCTTGGCCCGCTCTTTCACGTACCAGCCCACCAAGCGGTTACACCAACCGGCGGATGTATCTACGGTGTTCTGCTTGGCCACAAACCAGCCGATGAACCGACGGATCAGCGCATCAGAGATATCGACGGGTTTGACGCCAGCGATCTGAGCCTGAGCGATCAGGTATCGACTGTCCGGGGCCCAGTCGGCGAACATGGCGAAGCGCAGGCGATCATCGGTCGACTCCAGGGCCTGCTTGTCCTGATCATCGATCACGTCCGAAATCTCGCGCGGCTGCTGCTGTTCGGTTAATTGATGGTTAAGTGACGGATTGGGTGCAGATTTCGCACCCCGTTCGGTCGAATTCTGCACCCCGTTCTGCTGTGATTTGCACCCCGTGCCGTCATCTGCACCCCGTTCAGGGCGGGGTGCAGGATTTGCACCCCGCTTTATCGGCAAGTCATAGACGACTGGGCGACGGTCATGGCGCTCGATGTACACGGCGGCCAGCGCTTGATTGCCTGGAACGATCAGTTCAGATGCCCGCAACAGCTCGAGCTTGGAACGCACGGTTCGCTCGGAAAGTCCGGTGTCTTCGCTCAGTGTCGTTGCAGAGGGAAATGCTCCACGCCCATCGGTACCGGCGTAGTTCGCCAGGCACAGCAGGACATGGCGCGCGCTTGAATCGGAAAGAGTTGTGCGCGGGATTTGTAGCGCCCACGCCATTGCTTGAACGCTCACGCAGACGCTCCAATATTCTGTTCAGCCAGCAATGCCAAGCCTTTGGTTGTGATGAGAGGATCAAATGCAGCACGATCTGCGCCTGTGTCTGGATCGGGCTTGAGGGCAGTGATCTTGTGCACCATCACGCCGGTTGTGATGCGGGGCTGGTATGCGGTCCAACGACCAGAACCGCCCCGCCGGAATATCCACCGGTGCTGGTGAAGCCACGCAAAGAGCGTTGACGGAGCAAGTTGCAGTTGCTTGGCAGCATCGGTGATGCAGATCGCACCGCCGGCGCTGGCCAGGCGATTGATGGCTGCAACCTTCGGAGCCTGTTTGTCGATGACGAACTGCAATTTGCGGTTCTGTTCGACCTGATCAGCAGCCAGCCGGAGAGCTTCGGCAAACGAGGTCGGGATACGCAGCCGACCGATCAACTGACCTTCCAGCTCCCGCCAGCGCACAATCACTTTCATGCGCAACTCGGCGCTGTAGCCGGTCAGCAGGCAGTCCGTGTGCTCGCGGTCGAGCATGTACTCGGTCTGCTTACGATTCTGCCCGTCCAGATAGGTGTGCTCAAAACTGAGCGCATCTATTTTCAACTCGGTGAGCATGGTCATGACGTCACGCTTGACGTTTTTGTGCTGCTTGCCAGTCAGCCCTGCAATTTCGCGTGACGACATTACCTGACGCGTCAGGGTTTGGTGCTCGCCAGATCCGGGTCCGGCAGCGTGGTCGGTGTTGCATGGGGATGGTGTAGTGTGCATAATCCAGCTACCTCACGTTGTTTGTTGTTGAAAAAGCCGGTCTAGCCACCGGCTTTTTTTCGTCTGGAATTTGGTACTGGATGAATCAACAGCCCATCCGCTGTACTACCTGCCCTTCCCGGTTAAGCCGACAATCTCCGTCAAGCTGCTGACTTGTTCGGGTGTGCTTCGGCAAGCAACCAAGAAGCGTCAAACGGTTTTCCCCTGGCAGCAGCCAGAGCAGAGATGCGCTCGGCGTAATGGGTTTCACCTGTGTACTCGGTGCGCGGTAAGCACTCGGCAGTTAGCCATTTGTAAACGGCGCGCGGAGTTTTCCCGCAAGCCAAGGCCACTACCGGAACGCCGCCGGCATCTTCAATCGATTTCTTAAGCGGGCTCATGTGGCCTCCGAGGTAAATATGAACTTGCAGTACATATTATGTCGGAACTGAAAGTACATGCAAGTGCGTGCAGAATTGAACCTATGGTTCAAATAGAAGAGTTGAGAGCCGCTTTTGCGGCTCGCCTGAAGAAAGCGCTGGCAGAAAACCATGTGGAGCCGTGGGGAGCAGGCGTTCGCCTTTCAAAAATGACGGGGGTCACTCCCAAGGCGGCCAGCAAATGGCTGAACGGAGAGGCAATCCCTGGTCCTGCCAAGATGAAAGCGTTGTCTGAGGGACTGAATACGTCGCTCAGTTGGCTCCAAAACGGGGCTGAAAAGCCTCACGCAAATCGCAAAACCGTCGCTGGCGAGCCTTCAAACGTTTCGATGATCACGCAGCCAACTCAAATGTATAGCTACCCGGTCGTGAGCTGGGTAACTGCCGGCGCTTGGGCGGAAGCAGTTCAGCCGTTCCCGGACGGGTTCTCAGATCGATACGAAGTTTCAGATTACAAGGCAAAAGGGCCTGCTTTCTGGCTGGAGGTCAAAGGCGACTCTATGACTGCAGCGTCCGCCCCTTCTGTTCCTGAAGGTTCCCAGATATTGGTCGACACAGAGGCTGATGTCCGTCCAGGCAAGCTGGTGATAGCGAAGCTGGCAGGCAGCAATGAGGCGACATTCAAGAAGCTGGTTGAGGACGGCGGGATCAGATACCTGAAGCCGCTGAACCCTGCCTACCCTACCTTTCAGTGCGCAGAGGACTGTCGCATTATTGGTGTGGTGGTCATGGCACTGACGAAGTTCATTTGAATTATTTAAAGAAGATGGCGTAACAGGTATCTCCCAGGGCCGCGTGCCCGACGCCTGCGAGTCATTGTCTAGAAAGGAATCAATATGCGAATAGCTCTAATCATGGTGGCGGTCGCATTGGCCGGATGCGCCTCAAAAGCCCCTCCCAAGCTTGGAGAAGCGGCGCAGGCTAGACTGGATAGGCCAATGCCCACCTCGGAAGAACAGCGCGTATGGGAGTGTGCGGGGACCACCGGCACAATCAAGGGCTACGCTGTTGTTCTTCGAATGCAAGGACACCCGATCGATTGGAACGGCGAGCTTTGGTCGATCGCTGAAAGAGCACGACGCTTGGGCTGCACCCAGGCTGAGATGGACGCCCCTGATCAGGGGCGCTGGTCGAGCAAAGGCTCCTCTAACCAAGCGAAACCTTAGGTGGGTAAAGCTGCGGATCACGTGACGGCAGGGCGGATCGTGAGGGCGTGAGCTGCGTAGGCGGCGCGGCGGGGATTTGTAGGAGTGCCTGTGATGGGCTGACGACATCGAACCCAGACTTGGCGTGCGACCTTCGAGGCTTCCTTCCGACTTCAAATGGTCAGCCGTGGAATTGATGCGGATCGCTGAGAGGTTGAGTCCAGCGGATAACGAGGCGGACGCACAGGCGGTGATGAAGATGTTCACTGTGTTCCATGCTGGCACGGTATCCAGGTGAGGTACGATTGGTACGGATTTCGCGGGCGGGAGGAATGCTTGGGTCTTAGGTGGCGGTTCGCTTACATTTAATAAACATATCATCAATCAATAAACTATTAGCCCCCTTACTGAGTAGCTGACAATGGATGGATCCACAGGGTTTGTTCCACGCGAATTCTCCGGCACAACAAAAATCACAGATAAAGGAATACGAAATCACTTTAGCAAGTCTGTGTCTCCTTGGAGACCGCTGGCCGAGCTAATATGGAACGGTTTCGATGCAAAGGCGAACAATGTAAGCGCCAACATTGACACAAACAAACTAGACGGAGTTGAGTCCATCACTGTTCTAGATGATGGGCACGGCATCGATGTAGATGGAAGCGACTCTAGCTTTTTTAACTTTCGTGATTCAAAAAAGAAACGATCTCATGACGTTCATGGCGAAAAGGGTATAGGACGACTATACTTCCATAAAATATGCAACTTAGCAGAGTGGTACACGAAATCTGCCGACACAGATGCAAAGCTGACTGTTCATAGTAACGCACTGGACAAGATTGAAGCGACCACAATCCCGCCAGGGGCTCAGCATGCATTGCTTTCAGATCTAGCTTCAGGCACATGCGTAGAATTGACCAGATTTTCCGAACCATACCCCGGCCATGACAATATAGCCAAATGCCTGTCCCTCGAATTTGGCTGGTACCTGGCAATGAATCCTACTAAATCCATAACTTTAAATGGAGAAAGAATTCTCCCCCCAGAACATGACTCTGAGACAATATCGCTGAATATTGAGGATGGTCTATTTGAAATTAAGCTAATACACTGGTCAGAAAAACCAACATCAGGAAAGTCATATATTTATTACACATCTTCCAAAGAAAAAGTGGTGAGCTACGCGCTCAGCAGCCTAAACCAGAAGCCCGGATATCATACAACTCTCGCAGCTCGCTCTACTTGGTTTGACGCATCAGAAATTGACGACCAAAGCCTACACATATCCTTCGACACGTTAACCCAAACTAAGACATGGCGATTACTTCAAAAACATATCAATGACTTCGGCCAAGAGCATTACAGGCAGTTTCTTGTCAGCAAAGCTGACGAACAGCTCAACAAGCTTGAGATGGATGGCGAACTGCCGAGCTATAAAGATGCAGGAAAAGGGTATGCGGAATGGCGCTTAGGCCACCTCAAAAGCATACTTCGAGTAATACTAATATCCGACCCAAAGGTATTTAAAGACAGTAATAAAAAACAAAGAAAACTGATAATAAGATTATTAGACAGACTTGCAATATCCAATGAGAATGACGCTATATTTGAAGTGCTCGATAGCGTACTGAATCTGGATGAATCTTCCATGCAGAAATTTGCCGACCAAATCAAACTAGCAAAGCTTAACAATATTGTGCAAACCATTGAGCGCTTACAGAAACGTGAAATAGCTATCGCTCGCATCGGCGAAATAATGCGCAATCACTATGAAAAAACTCTTGAAACTCCCGACCTGCAGGGAGTGATTGAGGCAAACACTTGGCTATTCGGCAATCAATATGAAACCATCGGAGCAGAAGAGGACACATTCACTGTCATCGCCAGAAATCTAAGAGATCGCATGAAAGACATAAACAATGTCCATGGTGATGATATTGATGATGGAGCAACAGTTGAGGGAGCCAATAGACAGGTAGATTTATTCTTGGTTCGCCGTCAGATGGAGTTCGACTCTGCAACGCATCAGCCTTATTTTAAATGCGTGATAATCGAGATTAAGCGCCCAAGCATAGCATTAAATAAAAAGCACTTACGCCAGATAGATGACTACGCGGAAATCCTGGAAAAGGACCCGGAATTTAACGGCGCTGGAACAAGATATGAAATAATTTTAGTGGGGCGGAAAATTTCTGGGGCTGATGTAGCTATAAAAAATTCATTAGAGGGGTTTTTCGACAAGAATGACCCCGGACTAGTTGGTATTGGCCCCATAAAAAAATATGTGAAGACCTGGAAAACCATCATCGAAGAGTTTGACATAAAAAATCGCTTTCTTCTCGAAACGCTGCAAACACAAAGGCTAGTAGTAGAGTCCTCGAAAGAAGACTTACTGAGCAAGTTACAACACAAGACACACTGATCCATATACGCTCAAAAATAATTGCTAGCCTGGTCCAACGCCCGGCCTTCCTCAAGAATAATTTTCTCACGCCGATAGCCTTGTACTGCATCTCGCAGTGCAAGGGGGCTCTATGAAAAAGATAGCTATCGCTGGCCTGATCACACTACTTTCAGTTGTTTCAGTCTCCGCCTCGGCATGCCCAAAGGGCACGCATCCAACTGGCGGTACTGGCTCTCACCACAAAGGTGGGACCTGTAAGTAAAAGAAGCCCGGCCCAGCGCCGGGCTTTTTCGTTGTGCCTACGCCCTTCTCCCTTTCGCCTGCCGGTCGGACGCCAGCCGTCGTAGCCTCATCTCCCCCTTCACCTCAAGTATCAGCCCAACGATGTCGCGGATCGTGACCAGTGCGGTCGTGTCGATGCCTGTCACGGTGAACTCTTCCGCCTCGGTGGCTGGGTCGGATATCCGGATCGTCATCGAACCACCCGGGGCGAAATCGCATACGCACGCATCGGCAAAAAAGCAGCCTCAATGATAGGCCTCAGATCCATGCTGGAAGTCATTCGGACCATCCTTGTCACAGGCCAGGAGAATTCCTAGGACCTACATTCCGCGGAGTGTAGCCGGGATATTGATTTGTGCTGGCGCTTTGCCTAAACAGTGACAATAGGCCCTGCCATCCAGCGCCCGACACGCCGTTCTACTCCAACCCAAGCCCGCCATTGAGCGGTTTTTTTTGTCGGCGGAAATAATTTGTACTTTTGGTACTTGACCGAATATGAACTCCTGGTTCATATTTAACCCATCGCAGCGATCAACCGCAGCGACCCGCTCTTTAACATCGCCAAAGACAACCCCTGACGCCAGATGGCCGTTGAGTTCAGGGAACAGCACGAAACACAGTCTGCTACCGCGCACGATTACCCGGCGCGGAAGGTTTGCTGGAAACACAGAAACAAAAACGGAAAGCATCACTGAAGCACCTGGCTTGCCGGGTGCTTTGGGATGACAACCACCGAGTAGACGTAATGGATTCCACCATCGTATGCGGGGCATGGAGAGGCCACCTCGGCCGTGGTCTTGCGCCGCGAGAGTTGCAGTATTTGTTGTCAGCCGCCCAGGGCTGCACAGCCAAAGAAATCGCCCGCACGTTCGGCATCGCGCCGGGCACGGTCGTTAAGCGGCTGTCGGTCGCCATGTTCAAGCTCGGAGTGAATCGCCAGACAGCGATGATCGCCGAGGCCATGCGCCGCCAGATCATTTCACCGCTCTGCCTCATGTTCATGTCAGTGATCGTTCTGCACGCTGTGCTGGACGATGAGGCAATGAGGCGAGACAGAAAGATCCCCGAGTCACGTCGGGGCGGTTACGAATTGAAAATCAGCCGCAAGGGGTCGGAAAAGCTCCGGCCAGTGGCGGCGATCTGCTGATAGCAGCACCAAGGAACATGGCGAAAGCCAGACAGAAATTGCCGCTTCACGGGCCTACGGCAATGTAAATAATCAGAGACCCCGTCAGAAGGTTGGAGACCTTCCCGATCACCTGGAACGCTTCAACGCTGACCAGGCCGCATCGGAGTGTGATCTGAAATCGGATCGGAATGCACGTTTAAGTCGCGCCGAAACCCTGAGCGCCCGGACAGGCAGATCACACCCCGATGCGGATGAGTACACACCGCAACCGAACCAATAAACGCGAGTAGTGGAGACGCAGTAGGTGGGCACGAGCAACGTGTGTCCCCGCCGAGCCTATGAACCACGAAGAGCGATGAGATGGCGTACCGCCAAGCTACTGGGCTGACAGCCGGAAAGACGGCCAGGCGCTAGCGGATGAGTACAAGCCGTTCAGTCGGCCCCCTGTGTAGCGCCATCCCCTCCCCTAATTCAAACCGACCGCATCGGCAGGTGCCAGGCCAGTCTCACGGCCGGGGTTGGTCACCCGCGTATGGGATCTGGCCAATGCGGTCAAGGAGCCTGATATGCACAACTCAGTCAGCCAGCGTCGGCAATCATCGTAGGTCTGCTCCTAATTTATGGATTTCCTAAATGCCCATCTACGAACTCCCAAACATCGTAGTGCGCGTTTGAATGGAACGACCATCTGATCCAGTTCGCACCGCAACATCTGCATGTGTGCGGGAGGCCATTGCGCCCCTCGTGACGTAGTGTCATGCCGGACCGTTCCATGCGGTCCGTATCAGACGTCTGCACGCCTGAAGAGTTTGCAGCCAAAAGCTGCTGACATTGTTCGCAGGGCATACGTGTTGTCCAGTGCAGATACGAAGTAATGAAACAAGGATACAACTCACAAAAGCTTAAGCCCAGACCTCAAGTCCAGAGCCCCCTCGGGCACGTGACTTCACCTCCACCGTCAAACCACAACGACCGCATTGGCAGATGCCAGGCCAGTCTCACGGCTGGGTTTGGTCACCCGCGCCTGGTATCTGACCAATGCGGTCAAGGAGCCTCATATGCACCACTCAATCAGCCAGCGTCGTGCAATCCTCGAAGGCCTGCGCCAGCGCTGCACCCTTTCCACTGCCGAGTTTTACGACAAGGTCGGCCGTCGCAACCCGGCGGCCTTGCCGCGCTTCACCGTGATTCCGAACGGCAACAACGAGTTCGGCATCGTTGAGCGTTCCACCGGCCTTGTGCGGGCGGTTCATAAAGGCCACGGCGTAGCGTGCAAAGCGGCCTCGCACCTTGAAACCACGCCAGTGCGCCAGCCGTCTTTCGCGTCGTACATGCTGCGCTGGACTGCAGCCATCGCCACCGGCTTGGCGCTGTTCGCGCTGTACGGTGTCAGCTGATGATCAGTCCAGAGCTGAGTACGATTCAGCGCAACAAAGAACGGTCAGCAGTGCTTGAGGCGGAAGTGGCCGAATTCCTCAAGCGCGGCGGCGTGATCGGCACGCTCAAAGGGTTCCCGGTTAGGCCAGAGCCGAAGCGCTACGGCCGCATGAGCGCGCCGACTGCGCGACCACCTGAGCCGCACCGCCGGACCAAGGAAGCGATACGCGCAGCTGCGCCACCGCCATCAACCCAAAACTTGCCACGGGGCCACGTCAGCGACGAGGTGGTCACACAGATCCGCCATATGGCGCAGACAACCACCATCACCGACGTGGGGCGCAACACCGGAGTCAGCCACCACATGCTCCGCAAGATCGCCTCCGAGCACAGGTTTGAGTACAAGCCCTTCGATCCAAGCCCAAGCCTTGCTTGCGTGAAGGCCGCGCGTATAGACCCGGTCGCGGATGCATTGAATGTGCTGCGCATCAAGGAAGCGAGGGACCGCGGCCTTTCGCGCAAAGCCGCAAAAGACCTGATCGGGATCAGCAGCACGCTGATGGAGCGCCTGCTCAGAGACTTTGCCATTGATTACCCGCTGCACAGGATTCGCCGCAAGTGAGGCGCATGCAGTCCCGCGCCAACCTCCGCCGCCGCCCTCTTCAACTCAACATCCCACCCAGTGGAATAAAGCCCCCGGAGAAACCCCCATGTCCACACCTACTGATACAACCGAATTCCTGAACGAGCTGAACGGCGGCGCTTTCGCCAGCCAGATCGGTTACGCAATTTCCGAAGTCGCCTCGGGTGTTGTCGAGCATGGCAAGGCCGGGAAACTGGTCATCACCCTGGACATGAGCCAGATCGGCGATTCGCACATGGTGAAAATCAAACACAAGCTCGACTACAAGGTGCCGACCAAGCGCGGCACACGCAGCGAGAACACCGCGCTGGATACCCCGATGAACGTCGGCACCGGCGGGCAGGTAACGCTTTTCGCTGAGGCTCCGCACCCTGGCCAGCTATTCGAGCGCGACCAAGCACCGGTCAAGCCCCGCACCTGATCAACCGCAACAAACCTTCCTCCCAAAAGAGACCTGACAAATGTCCCTCACGAAAGAAGCAATTCAACTGATAACTGACACCGCGCTGATCGCGGAAGGCAAAGAGCTGAACACCGTCACGCCAACCATCGTGCTGCCCGAAGGCGCGAAGGTGCTGAACCTCGAGCAATTCGGCGCAGGCCGCAGCCGCTTCCGTGGCACGTTCTCCACCAACTCCTTGGCGGACTTCGCCAAATACGTGTCCGACCGGGCAGTCGCCGACGCAAAAGGCTTCATCAATCAGGACGAAATGACCTGTTCGGTGCTGTTCAACCTGGGCAACGAGGAAGTGCCAGGCCACGCAGATGACCGCGCGGTGCTGAAACTCAAGCCCACCGCCGCCTACCAGGCCGTGCAAGCCATCAGTGGCCGGGCCATGTCGCAGAAGGATATGAGCGACTGGATTGAAGACTGGCACAGCACGCTGTCGGCGGTCGGTGATGAGCTGCAGAACATCTCGCTGGCCAAAGCCATCGCCGCCGTGCGGACAATCTCGGTGAAAGCCACCTCAGAAAGCGATCACACCGTCAGCGAAACCCGCGCCAGCCGCAGCGCAATGGACGCCATCGAGGCGACCAGCAAGGAAATCTTGCCCACATCCCTGATCTTCTCGGCCGTGCCGTTTGAAGGCCTGCAGATGCGCGAGATCATCCTGCGCATTTCGGTCATCACCAGCGGCGCACAACCGGTGCTGAAACTGCGCTGGGTCGGCGAGGACGTCCAGCGCGAAGAGATCGCGCAAGAGTTCAAGTCGGTGCTTGAAGCGAAAGTGGGCGATGCTGCTCAACTGGCGCTGGGTAGCTTCTCGGCCTGATACCTGAGGTTCCGCGCCACCAAATAAAGGCGTCGCCAGTTGTGGCGCGGAAGTTAGAATTGGCTTATCAGCGTGAGGCAATGCGGATCGGCCTAGACGATCAAGGCGTCATCTGCTGTTTAAGCTTTTTGAGGAAGTTTGTGGCAAGAGCCTGTTCAAGTGACCCGTTCGATTTATGCTTCTCTGCCAGCGACCTATGGGCATTCTCGAAAACCGCCTCCCACCGAAAGTCAGGGCTCACTGCGTTCTCCTTGATCAAGCTGATAACCAAGGTTTCTAGAGCGATTATATGCGCTTGCTGATCCATAACTACTCCCCTTTAATCCGGTCCCACGCCGGTCATTATCTATACCTCACCCCAAACCAATTTGCCACCACCGGACACGGAGGGCGGTGCATGCATGGAGAAACGCCATGAGCCAGTACATCGTGCTCAGCCTCAAGCACACAAAGCGCCGTGACAAAGCGATCACACTCTGGAGGGCCAATGACTCCGGCTACTGCTGGACGCTAGAGCCAGCGGGCGTTTACACCGAGGCAGAGGTTCTGGACCACCTGGGCTACTACAACAGCGGCTGCGCGAACATCGCCGTGCCGGCAGAGGTAGTTATCGAACTCTGCGAAAAAGTAGAGTACGACACCAAGGAATACGGGTTATGCCTTCCGAACAGAGCGGGTGTCTGGTCGAAATTGCTGGAAGCCGTGATCAGGCCAACTCAATACGAGCCGAAGCCGGATTATCGAGGTGCCAGCTACACCGAGAAAAGCCTTTGGAATAAGCGCCAGCGCTGCGAGCAGGTCAATCAGGTGATCAAGATCATCGGAGACCACGGGCGCAGGTTCTTCTTCGACGAAGCCAGCCAGCGATACGCCAGCCTGGAAGTCGATCGGCGCGGCAAGGTTTGGCTAATTGACGATTACACCGGCAAGCGCATTTTCACCCACCCTACCCAGTGGGGCGGACGCTGGAAAGGTTTCAGTCACGGCGGCACTCTCAAGGCTCTGATTGAACGCTTCCGTGACTACATCTGCGAGGGTAAGCAGATGCCCCTCGGTTGGCTGGGGCCGGAGCGCTTCGACGACTCCAACATCTGGGGCTATGACGAAGCCGGTATGCGCGCGGTGCGCGAGCAGGCCGCCGTGACACCCGTTTTTCTCCCCCGTGATCGAAACGCCGAAGCCGCTTAACCCCACCCTCACCTATTGCGCTGAACGCCTCGGCAGGCGATAGATCAACCAGCAAGCCATTTATCGCGGGCCTGCCTAACTCTTGTAACAAGCAGTTCTGAGCGAGGCTTGCCGTCTTGGTCGACCATCACCGCTGCGAAAGAGCAACGGCATGCGACGCAATTCTCCTCTCTGGACCACCATTCAATCATTTCTTGGCCAGTGAACAGCTCCCCGCTCCGCTCGACGTGAGACCTTCGACTTACGGAAGACAGTCCGGAGAGGTGCATGTACAGAACCGCGATACCCAAACGCGAATACTCTGCGATATCCGTTTCGAGATTTCGCAGTCTCATCGCATTTAGCTCCTCATCAGAAACCTGCGCTTTCAAATCCAGCTCCCTTTTCATCGAACCAACAATCTAAATCTAATACTCCACTTCAACGACTCACGCCACCCCGGCGAGGAATTCGCATGTCTCCCTACAAAATGTCCGGGATGACGGTCGTCAGCTTTTCCGGTGGTCGGACCAGCGCCTACATGCTGCGCCAGGTGCTGGACGCCAACGATGATCTGGACGATCTGATCGTCACGTTCGCCAACACCGGCAAGGAACACCCCGCCACCCTCGACTTTGTGAACGAATGCGCGAGGCGCTGGCAGGTGCCCATCGTCTGGCTGGAGTACCGCGATGATGATAGAGGCTTCGCCATTGTCACCTACGAAACCGCCAGCAGGGACGGCGAGCCGTTCGAAGCGCTGATCAGGAAACGCAGCTACCTGCCGAACCCGGTCACACGGTTCTGCACCATCGATCTCAAAATCAGAGTGATCCACAAGTATCTACGGATGGTTGGATGCTCCACTGAGGAAACCCCGGTCGACATGATGACCGGCATCCGGGCAGACGAGCCAAGGCGCGTGGCGAAGATCCGCCACCGCAAGACCACGACTGAAAGCAAACACGCCACGATGGTGATGCCACTGGCTGATGCGGGCGTAGGTGTGCAGCAGATCGGAGAATTCTGGAAGGCTCAGCCGTTTGACCTGGAGCTACCGACGATAAATGGCCGCACTCTGGAGGGCAACTGCGACCTGTGCTTTCTCAAAGGAGCAAAGCAGGTCTACTCGATCATAGCCAGCGACCGGAGCAAGGCAGACTGGTGGGCGCGGATGGAACGCACCGCCACCCAGAGCAGCGCCGCCACAACTGACGGCGCGCTGTTCCGCTTCGACCGGCCGAGCTATCAGCAGATGCTCGATTATTCGGATACCCAGTTCGATATGTTCGCCGACCACGAAGGGGCAATTGCCTGTTTCTGTGGCGATTGATTCAGCTTTTGAAGGCTGACACCAACCCGGTAACCGCTCCGATTAACCCCACGGCAATGCCGAACCAATACCCTACCGACTCTCTACGCTGCTTTTGCTCCGCTCTGATTAAATCCCTAACCGTTCGCAATCCAAGCGGCGTCAGATAGTAGGGTTCGTCAGGATGGTCATTCCAATCGACGCGCGAGAACATTGTTGAATCTAACTCATCAGGCATTTGCACGAGGAGTGATTCGGCTTTTCTACGGTAGTAACTGGTTTGTATGGATGCTCTCCACTGTTCAGAAAGCTCCCACCTTCGAACATACTCCGCCATTTCACCGCTTTCGTAGGACTGCTCGCTGTCCGGTGGCTCGCTTTTCCGTAAAGCATTGGCATCTCGTCGGTACTTAAACAGTTCGACCCGGTACTGCACGTAATTCGGCAACATCCTTTTTCCCTCAGAAAATACAAATCGCAATATACCCGCGAGGATCCCCTATGTCCGCACAACGGAAGAAACATCCCTTCGATTTTAAAACCCAGTACGGCCTTGGCTTCAATCCGCAAGACGATGAGATCGTTGTGGACTTCTTCTGCGGTGGTGGCGGCGCCGGTACTGGGCTGGAAATGGGCCTCGGGCGCACCGTCAGCGTGGCCAAGAATCACAGCGCTGCGGCGATCAGCATGCACACAGTCAACCACCCGGGCGCGAAGCACTTCACCACCGACGTGTTCGACGGCGATCCAGATACCGAATGCGGTGGAAAAGCGGTGGGCTGGTTCCACATGAGCCCGGATTGTACCCATCACAGCCAAGCTGCTGGCGGGCAACCGCGCAAGCGCGAGATCCGCAACCTTTCTTGGATCGGCTTGAAGTGGGCGGGCAAGAAGAAACCCCGCGTCATCAGCCTGGAGAACGTGAAGCAGATCCTGCAATGGGGGCCTCTTGTTGCTAAACGAGACCCGGCCACAGGCAGGGCCATCAAGCTGGTCACAGTTCTGGGCACCAATGGCAAAGCGAAAATACAGCACACTGTTGCAGCACCTGGCGAGGTTGTTCCGGTTGATCAGCAATTTCTGATGCCAGACCCTACGCGGCGTGGCCAGACGTGGGCCGTGTTCGTCGCCGAGCTGGAGCGCCTGGGCTATGCCGTCGAGTGGCGTGTGATCCGAGCGTGCGACTTCGGCGCGCCCACCAGCCGGGAACGCCTGTTTATGATTGCCCGCTGCGACGGGCAACCGATCGTGTGGCCAGAGCCGACCCATGCCAAGCGTCCCGTTAAAGGCCAGAAGCCGTGGAGGACCGCCGCCGAGTGCATCGACTTTAACGACCTCGGCAGAAGCATCTTCGGACGCAAGAAAGACCTGGCTCCCGCCACCCTGCGCCGGGTCGCCAAGGGCATGAAGAAGTTCGTCATCGACAACCCCGCCCCGTTCATCGTCCCGATTGCGAACTGGTCAGGTGAGACGGTGCAGTCGGCCGCCGAGCCGTTGCGCACTGTGACGTCATATCCAAAGGGCGGCGCTTTCTCGGTCGTCAGCCCAGTCATCGCGCCAGCGACTCACCAAGGCAGCGATCGCATCAACGATCCGCTGGAGCCGTTGCCGACGATCACCTGCGCCAACCGTGGCGAGTTCACGCTGATCAGCCCCACCCTGATCCAGTCTGGCTACGGCGAGCGCCAAGGCCAGCTACCTCGCGTGCCGGGAATCGACCAACCGCTGGGAACGGTCGTTGCCGGAGGAGTGAAGCACGCGCTGACAAGTTCGATTCTCGTGGGTGCTGGCGGGCCAGTGTATGCAGGCAAGCCGGTGGCGGCAGATCAGCCCGTTGGGACATTGATGACGCGGAATCACCGAGCGGTGTCCACTGCATTCATGGCTCAGATGAACGGTGGCTTCAACACCACCGACGCCAAAGGCGTTGACGAGCCTATGACGACGATCACCAACACCGGCAGCCAGCAGCAACTCGTGACCGCGACACTGATCACCAATACCACCGGCCACGGACCGACAGACCTGGCCAATCCAGTGCCCACAATGACGACGGGGCAGCACCACGCACTGGTAGCCGCAAACCTGGTGCACCTGCGCGGTAACTGTGATGCGCGGGACTTGAATGACCCGCTGCATACGATCAGCGCCGGCGGCCAGCACCACGGAATGGTAACTGCATTCATGGAGCGGCAGTTCGGTGCCAGCGTCGGCCAGCCTCTGGACGAACCCGCCCCAACGGTCACAGCAGGTGGCGGCGGTAAAAGCTCAGTCGTATCGCTCAGGCTCTCCCCGGAGCATGAGGAAGGTGCGCTGCGCGTTGCCGCGTTCCTGATCAGTTACTACGGGACCGAAAACGTAAGCGGCGCGGGCGAACCGGCACCAACGATCACGACCAAAGATCGCCTGGCGCTGGTCACCGTCATGGTCAAGGGCACGCCCTACGTGATCGTCGACATCTGCCTACGAATGCTCAAACCGGCCGAGTTGTAAAAGGCCCAGGGATTTCCCGCCGACTACGTCATCACCCACGGTGCCGACGGCAAGCCCTTCAACAAAACCCAGCAGGTGCACATGTGCGGCAACAGCGTGAGCCCGCCGCCGATGGCTGCACTTGCTCGAGCAAACGACCCGTGGCGCATATCAACTCAACACCAGGTGGCAGCATGATCGATCTCTTCTGGCGACTGCTCGCCAAGCTACTCGCGCGCCCGGCAATCACAGCCTGGCTCATCGCCCGCGCCCAGCGCACCCCATACTTGCACATCCGGTCAGCTGATGGCCGGGAGGTGTACATGGGCCGCTGGTGGCTGTTCAACGCCTACGACCGGGAAACCCACATCGGCCGCATACGCTGGTGCCCTTGGTCGATCCGCGTGCACCACATCATGCGGCCCGACGCCGACCGGGACCTGCACGACCATCCGTGGGACGCGCGCACGGTGATCCTTCGTGGCTGGTACACGGAACAGCGGCTGCTTGAACACGACGATCCGGTACTGAGCGGCCTGGACGTCCCGTCAGCCGCGCAGGCCACCGAGTACATCAAGCGCAGACCGGGCTCCACCGCCCAGCTTAAGCACGGCGAATACCACCGCATCGACGAAGTGTCACCCGGCGGCGTGTACACGCTCTTCATCACCAGCCGCTGGAAAGGCGACTGGGGCTTTCTGGTCAACGGCGTGAAGGTCGCTTGGCGTGAATACACAGGGGAAAGATCATGAGTGATGCATCAGCCCTGCGGAGCATGAATATAACTGGTCCAGGCTTCAAAGGCTCGAAGCTGAACACCTACAGCATCATCCCAACGGGTTCCGCAGACATCCTTTGCAACTACCATCATCATTAGCGTTGCAGTCGTTGCATCGACTTGGAGCAGAAGTTCGTGACATTTGAATCTATACTCTTCGGAATCGCGCATGCGTTTTGACCAGCAATGCGCCTGACCAGGAATTCCGGTCTTCTCGTACGCATCTAAACAAACAGACTTCTTGCAAGCCCAATAATTCCACCGGCGGTACGATTGAGGCTAATCAAGGATCTTTATTTCCGTAAGGAATCGTTTTTCCGACTGACGAAGACGCGGCGACGTGGCGCTCAAGCCACGCTTTGGCCCTTTCCATCCCCCAACCTGATGCCTGAGTCATTGTCTGGCCCGGACGAGAGTCGAAAGACTCCTCGAAAAGCATTGCTCCAGTCTGGGAATAAATCCCTATGAAGAGCTCCACTGAGCCAGTGCTGGACGTCCTCACTTGAACGTTTATCGAGCCTTGATCCTGCAACCGGAAGTCGCTAAATCGGGAATGAAGGAGCGGGTTCGCCCATTCCCAAAACACCTGGCCTCTCATTCTCATTATGCAGCCCCGATGGTTAAGGGCGCGATTATGCATCTTTCATAAACTAATACATATCCCCTTCACAAATAGGGAAACTAACGAGAGTCGAAAGTCACGACATGCACGTATTACCAGACGACACAGCTGGACAACGCCTAATCGGGCCACGTCGAACAACTCCACCCCTTCTCAATTAACTCAATGTCAGCCGCGTGTGCGGCAAGGACGAAGTCATGCCCGAACAAAAGATCGCATTTATCCAGCCAGCGCCGGTCATTCGTGACGAAAACGGCTTCTTTGAACACCCGGATATGCCGGACTTCGACGAGGGCGACGGCGAAAAATGCAAAGGGTGGGTGGCTGAGCAAGCTCTTGAGGTGCGCAAGGTCGAACTTGAGTATGCAAGCGACCAAGCTGTTGCTGATCGATACTTCGAAGCGGGAGACGCTGATTGCAGTTACTGGGAGCCGGATCGCCCGGACGGCGAAGACTGGTTCTGTCTGTCAATTCATGACACCGACGACGGCCCAGTCTGCTGGTGGGCGCGGCGGCTGGTGACGCCATGACCCAGGCCAAGGAACGACCGATCCTGTTCAGCGCGCCGATGGTGCGCGCCATCCTGGACGGCCGGAAGACGGTCACGCGGCGCGAGGTGAAGAAGCCAGCCGCGCTGGATTGTCTGGCTGCCGGTTTCGATCCTGCCTTTCTGGCACTGCCTGGCAACGCCGACCTATGTCCATACGGCAAGGTCGGCGACCGGCTATGGGTGCGCGAAAGCTGGCAAGACGTTCATCCAGTTCAGGTAGCTGACGGCCGTTACACGCAGCAAGGCCGTGCCGGCATACCTGGCCCGCCTGGCGTGACGTACCAAACAATTTATCGCGCTGATGGCCCGTATCCGAAGATCTACCACAGCCATCATCACCCGTACCGAACGTTGCAGCCTGACCATGATCACGGCATGAAAAGCCCTGCAGAAAGCGGATACGCAGGCTGGACTCCAAGCATCCACATGCCGCGCTGGGCAAGCCGCATCCTGCTGGAAATTACAGCCGTGCGCGTCGAGCGGTTGCAGGATATCAGCGAGGATCAGGCCAGAGCCGAAGGCGTACAGCTTTACACCGATCATGCCGAACTCGGTAAGTGGTGGCACGTCGATGGGATCGAAACCTACAGCGCTGACCCGCGCAAATCGTTCGAGCTCCTCTGGACATCCGTCGGCAGCGACTGGAATGCCAACCCGTGGGTCTGGGTAGTCGAGTTCAAGCCAGTGACGGCCTGACAGGCTGCCAATCGTTAGAATAAGCCTGCGTCAACGACGTTAGCCAATGCTGAGCAAACGCGCGGGCGGTTTCTCATCAGCCTTCCGGTAGAGATATTGACGCCATTCCCGAAAGGCGATTTGCTGACGCGAGCATGCATTCCTCCACTGCTCACCACCAACTTGCCCCACATGCAGGGCCATCATTAGCTCAGTGGCCTTGTCGAGCTCACCCACCAAATCATGTGCGTTGGTTGTATCGAAATAATTGGTGTTCATAAAAATCCATTTTAATTATCGGCGATCAGTCGACTAGCCACCTCCTTAATCGTGCTCAGGCTCTGACGAGCGGTCGCTCTACATGATCGTAAAAATCAGCTCTCCCCTGTCAGTCATCGCCATGCCGTACTTGAGCCGGCCCAGGTACTGCTCGTGCATTGAGTAGACCCGGTCATCGATGATTCTGAAAATGAGGGTCCTGCCCGACCATATGTTGCCGTCAGCGCCGCGTTGACCCAGCTTGGCGTTATACGGCCCGTAAACCTCGTTCGTGGTTGTGGTGCATTCCATGACCATGCATCTCCTTGGTGCTAACCCAGCTCCTGCTGGCTGCGTGGACCATAGCAGTGATTGGTAGCACTTGCCGGATATCCCCTTCCCATTTACAGCCTGCCGGTGATCGGCGGGCGGAGATCTCTCATGTCAGCAATTCTTCAACGCTTCCACGAAATCGCAAATGACGCACTGTTGCGGATCGGCGAGCACTGCCTGCCCGGCGCAAAGATAGCACTGGTCATCTACACCCCAGGCAAGCCTGAGGAAGACATCGTGCTCAAGGATAACGGCTTGAACGACGATGAGGTCGTCAGCACTCTGCGTCGCCGAGGGCTGAGCATCGACGGCGATAACGCTTATAAGCGCGATCTTCTGGACGCTGCAGTCGGCGCGATGGGGTTTGGTTTTCAAGGCACAAACGCACCACCTACCGGCCACTGGGGCCAGCGCTTCTATGACCTTGGTCGCGCAGAGGCTGAGCTACGTGAAGAGTTGATCGCAGCACTCAAACTCAACCGCGAAAACCTGCGGGCATGCCAAGCGACCATCCACCTTTGCGGCGGCTTCGACCCCGCCTACGTCAACAATGCGCAGGCGGCCATGAAGGTGGCTGATGCAGTGCTGAGCAAATCGCCTCAATAACCCATTCCGCCGCCCAGCGCGGCCCGGAGCAGACCTCTATGGCAAACAAATCTGGCGCCCAGGTAGCGCAAATCCTGCCCCGGTTCATCCGGGCAGGTGATGCCTACGGCTATCTGGGCATGTGTCGTGACGAATTCAACAAGACCGTGCGCCCAAACGTTCGGGAATTTCCCATTGGAAAACAAGGCGTCGGCTTTGATCGACTGGAGCTGGATGCGTGGGCGGATGCCTACGTCGAGAGCAAGGCGATTGAAAAGGCAGCCAATCAGGATAACAATCGGCCCCGCAGCGAGCGCCGAGGAGACACGGTATGGCGCGAAAGACAATCACCGGCCTCTACGAGAAAGGTGGCATCTGGCAAATTGACAAAGTCTACAGGGGGGAGCGAATTCGAGAGAGCACTGGCACTGGTAACCGGCAAGAAGCCGAGCAGTACCTGATTCACATGCTCGAGCGGCTTCGCCAAGAGCGGGTGTACGGTGTTCGCCGAACTCGCACTTGGGAAGAGGCAGCAACCCGTTTTTTGATTGAGTACAAGGATCAGCCATCAATCAAGCTATCAGCGCATCACCTGACTCACCTCCATCCATACCTAAAGGACCTGCCGTTGACACACATCGACGATCAGGCTCTGGAGGAGTTTGTCGCGGATCGACTGAGCGGGATGGTTTTGCCATCAGGCAAGCAACTGAAGCCGGTGGCACCGCGCACCGTGAATATGTCGATTGAGCGTGTCATCAGGATCCTTTCATTGTGTGCTCGCAAGTGGAGGGATGAGGAGCGCAGGCCGTGGCTCGACTCAGTGCCAATGCTGACAAAGCTCGACCTGAAGAAAAAGGTAAGGCTGCCCTACCCCATGACCTGGGAAGAGCAGTCGATCCTGTTCGGGGAATTGCCCACGCACTTGCAAAAAATGGCGTTGTTCAAAGTGAACACGGGCACCCGGGAGCAAGAGGTTTGCAAATTGAGGTGGGATTGGGAGATTCAGGTTCCGGAGCTTGGGACCAGCGTATTTCTGATCCCTTCCGATTTTGGGGGGCGGACCGAGCGATCCGGAGTGAAGAACGGCGACGAGCGCCTGGTGGTGCTCAACTCGGTGGCCAGGTCAGTGATCAACCAGCAGCGAGGACTGAGCAAGGAATGGGTGTTCCCTTACAGCGGCACGGCAATGCACCGCATGAACGATTCGGCATGGAAAAAGGCGCGGTTGAGGGCGGCGAAACTCTGGCAGGAGAGAAACCTTCGCCCTGCTCAACCTGGATATGCATCAATCAGGGTTCACGATCTCAAACACACGTTCGGCCGACGTCTGCGTGCAGCTGGCGTAACCGAGGAAGATCGCAAGGCACTGCTTGGGCATAAGAACGGCAGCATCACAAGCCATTACTCAGGCGCTGAGCTTGGCAAACTGATTGAGGCTGCAAATATGGTATCAACAACTGACTCGCGAGGGCCGGTATTGACGATATTGAAGAGGAGGATCGGATGA